AACCGCTTCAGGCACAGGCCCGTATGCGTTCACGTTCGAGATCCTGGCGGCGACCGACATCGCGGTCTACAAGGACGACGCGCTGCTGACGCTGACCACCGACTACACGGTGACCATTGCCAGCAACGGCACTGGCAGTGTGACGCTGACGGCATCGCCGACCGGTGCGACGCAGATCGCCATCGTCGGCAACCGGACGATCCAGCGCACGACGGACTTTGTGACCGGCGGCGACTTCTTCGCCAACACGCTGAACGACGAGCTGGATCAGCAGACGATCTTCGCGCAGCAGAATGCCGAGGGTCTGGCGCGTGCGCTGTCTGCACCGCAGACCGACCCGACCACGATCAACATGACCCTGCCTCGAGCGGCGCTGCGTGCGAACAAGGCGCTCGGCTTCGATGCCAACGGCAACCCGACGATTGCTGACACGCTTGGCACCAACCGCGGCAACTGGGCGGCGAGCACGCTGTACTACGTCCGAGACATCGTCAAGGACACCACCAACAACAACATCTGGCAGTGTATCGTCCAGCATACCTCGACCGGTTCGCAGCCGATCAACACCAACACCGACAGCGCCAAGTGGACGCTGCTGGTGGATGCTGCCTCTGCTTCGACCTCGGCAAGCAACGCGGCCTCCTCCGCATCGGCTGCAGCAACCAGCGCATCAAACGCTTCGACCTCGGCATCCAATGCTTCGAGCTCGGCAAGCACTGCAAGCACTGCAGCGTCTAACGCATCAACGTCGGCAACCAATGCCGCGAGCTCTGCCTCGACAGCCTCGAGCGCGGCAACGACTGCTAGCACGGCGGCAACCAACGCCGGCAACAGCGCAACCGCTGCTGCAACCTCGGCGACCAATGCGTCGAACAGCGCGAGCTCTGCCAGCACATCAGCCAGCAACGCCTCGAGCTCGGCATCGTCGGCCTCAACTTCGGCGAGCAACGCATCGACCAGTGCGACCAACGCAGCAAACTCTGCGAGCTCGGCAAGCACCAGCGCGACCAACGCTTCCAACAGCGCGACCGCAGCGGCGGCAAGTGAGACTGCTGCAGCGAGCTCGGCATCTGCGGCAGCTGCAAGCTATGACAGCTTCGACGATCGGTACCTGGGCGCGAAGACCAGCAACCCGACGCTGGACAACGACGGCAATGCCCTGCTGACCGGTGCGCTGTACTTCAACAGTACCGCTAACGAGATGCGGGTCTACACCGGCTCAGTCTGGCAGGCGCTGCCGACTCTGCCGGATCTGACCGTCGAGAAAAGCTTCAAGGCAACAGCAGGCCAGACCAGCTACACCTTCACCGGTGGCTACCGGGTTGGCTTCACCTACGTCTGGGTCAACGGTGCGCTGCTGTACAGCGACGAGATCACCGCGACCAACGGCACGACGATCACCTTTGCCACTGCGCTGACGCTGGATGACGAGGTGCGCATCCTGACGTTCAAGGCCGTCGGCTCGGTGACTGCTGCGGATGTCGGTGCGCTGCCGACAACCGGCGGCACGATGACCGGCAACATCACCTTCAACGGTGGGCAGACGTTCCCTGGCACTGGCGACGTGGCCGGCCAGTCGTCGAGTGTCGACAACGAGATTGCCCTGTTCTCAGGAACCGGTGGCAAGACCATCAAGCGGGCGACCACTACCGGCGTGCTGAAGGCCTCGAGCGGCGTGATCGCTGCAGCTGTGGCCGGCACAGACTATGTGACGCCGAGCGGTACTGAAACGCTGTCGAACAAGACACTGACCGACCCAGCCATCACCGGCACGATCCTCGAGGACATCTTCACGATCACGGACGGCGCGGCCTTCGAGATCGACCCCGGCAACGGCTCGATCCAGCTCATTACGCTGGGTGCTAACCGGACACCCAAGGCGACGAACTTTGCCAACGGCGAGGCCGTGACGCTGATGGTGGACGATGGAACCGCACGGACGCTGACGTGGACTGACAGCACGTTCGGCGGCTCTGGCGTGGTGTGGAAGACCAACGCTGGCGCAGCTCCGACGTTGAACACGACCGGCTACACCGTGATCACGCTGTGGAAGGTCAGCGGCCAGGTCTACGGTGCTCGCGTGGGAGATGCCTGATGTTTGCTAAGAAAGCGTTAGCCGCTTCTGTCTCTGCTGGGCCTGCGACCTACATCGAGGATGTTTTCTCGACGTACTTGTACACGGGTACTGGGGCATCGCAAACCATTACTAACAATATTGACATTTCAACCAATGGTGGGTTGGTTTGGATTAAAGGTCGTTCTGGTGCAACAGCGCATCGTCTTACTGACACTGTTCGTGGAGCAACCAAGTCGCTTGAATCAAATAGCAGCGCAACGGACTCAACCGAATCTACAGGACTGACTGCTTTTGGAACTACTGGCTTTACGATTGGTGCTGATGCTGACTACAACACTAACACAGCAACCTACGTCTCATGGACATTCCGCAAGCAAGCAAAGTTTTTTGATGTAGTGACGTACACGGGGAATGCATCTTCACGAACTATTGCTCACAATCTTGGCTCTGTACCGGGTACGATAATTGTTAAATGCACAAGTGAAGCAAATGATTGGGTTGTTTACCACCGCTCATTATCAACGCCAGCAAGCTCGTATCTAAAGTTAAATACTACAGATGCTGTAATAACTGGAAACACTAATATTTGGAACAACACAGCCCCAACATCTTCAGTATTTTCAGTGGGCGCTTCTGGCTTTACAAACAACACAGGACAAACTTACGTCGCCTACCTATTCGCTCACGACGCAGGGGGCTTTGGCGCGGCTGGTACTGACAATGTGATTACTTGTGGGTCGTACACCGGCAATGGAGGTGCGAATACGATTACGCTTGGATATGAGCCGCAATGGTTGTTGGTAAAAAAGACAAGCGTACAAGACTCCACTTCGTTCTGGTCGATTAACGACAATATGCGTGGGGGGTTAACTGCTCGCGGTACAGCTTCTCAAATAAAGCCAAATTCTACAGAGGCAGAAGATGACCTCGGTGGTGTAACCACGCTTCCCGCCGCTATCGCAACTGGCTTCACCATCGGGAATGCTGGCGGCTATAACGCCAGCGGAGAAACCTACATCTACATCGCCATCCGTCGCCCGATGAAAACGCCGACGAGTGGAACGAGTGTGTTTAGTCCGGTGACTTATGTTGGTGATGGCTCAACGACAGCAGGTCAATTGGTAAACGCTGGTTTTGCCGTAGATATGGGCATTAATAGGTACAACCGTGGCGGCGCTGGAGATTGGGATATTGTCGACAGACTGCGTGGGCTTACAAGTATTGGAGTATCGTCTAATTCAAAATATTTAAATCCCTACAACACTAGCGCAGAAGCATCAGGTGGTTACATTTTCGACGCAACTAACACCGGTGTCGATATGTACGGGTTTTCTGCTTCGTTCACTCAGTTGAATTATTTGTTCCGCCGCGCTCCCGGCTTCTTTGATGTGGTGTGCTATACGGGAAATGGAAGCACTCAGAGCGTTAGCCATAATTTAACGGTCGCTCCAGAGCTGATTATTGTTAAGTGGAGAAGTGGTGGTGCAACAGCGTATGGTTGGCGCGTTTACCACGCGGATTTAGGAATAACAAAATGGGGGCAGTTTACAAACGATGCCTTTAGCACCGCATCTTCTCCATACCCTTGGGATACTCCAACAAGTTCGGTATTTAAACTTGGAGATGGCTCAACATGGCTCTCGATTAACGGGTCTAGCAAAAATTTTGTTGCCTATCTATTCGCTTCTGTCTCGGGCGTATCTAAAGTAGGCAGCTACACCGGCAACGGAAGCAACCAGACGATCAACTGTGGCTTCACTGCTGGTGCGCGGTTCGTAATGATCAAGCGCACCGACAGCACTGGCGATTGGTTCGTTTACGACACGGCGCGGGGCATCGTTAGTGGCAACGATCCGCAGTTGAAGCTAAACACTACCGACGCAGAGGCAACAGGGTACGACGCCATCGACCCTGACAACAGCGGCTTCATCGTCAACAACGATGCGACCAACTTCCCGATCAACGTGAACAGCGCAACCTACATTTACCTTGCTATTGCTTGAGGACAACTATGGAAATCAGACTTAGAACAGGGCAAGTGATGACAGAGAGCGAGTTCCGCGCTGCTCATCCGAATACTAGTTTTCCTCAACAGCTAACGGTTGAGTTACTCAATGGCTTTGACGCTGACCCGGTGTTGAACGGGCCGACGCCAAGTGCAGGCCGGTACCAGACCGTGGCACGCGATGGCGTCGAGGAGGTCAACGGCAAATGGTTCACCAAGTTTGTCCTGGTGGACATGGCCGACGAGGCGAAGGCTGCAGTGGACGCGCAGCAGTCGGCCTCGATCCGAGCCGAGCGCAACCGCAGGCTGTCCGAGTCGGACTGGACGCAGCTGGCTGACGCGCCGGTCAACCGCGAGGCGTGGCTGGCATACCGCCAGGCGCTGCGGGATCTGACCGCGCAGGCTGGCTTCCCGTTTGACGTTACCTGGCCGGAGCTGCCGACAGTGTAAGTACAGAATGCATTAGCCCCGTTGGGGCTCACTAATCTCAAAAAAGAAAGGAGCCCCAGATGGGCAAGTCACAGAAGCTAGGGAACATGCCGAACGCTCCGGCCTTTAGTGCGTATGCCAATGCGCAAACATCGCTTGCCAGCGGTGCGCAGACCAAGGTCAATTTCCAGGTCGAGGACTTTGACACCAACAGCAACTTTGCGAGCTCGCGGTTCACGCCGACTGTGGCTGGGTATTACCAGCTCAACGCCAGAATTCAGTTCAGCGGCAGCACAACAAACCCTCTGGCTTACATTCAAAAGAACGGCACGCAGGTGCTGTGCGGCCACTACATACCAGGCACATTCAGCGGGCCTGTTGCGACTGTCAGCGGTCTGGTCTACCTGAACGGCACGACCGACTATGTGGAGGCGATGGGCTACCACCTGACAGGCAGTGCTGTGAACACCAACGCAGCCCAAGATGCGACACGGTTCGATGGTGTTCTTGTGCGACCTGCTTGACGGAGCGAGTGATGGAGAACTGGTTGACCAATCTAGGTGTCGGCGTTGGAGCTGCTGTTGCTGGTGCTTATGCCATGTGGCGCAAGGTGCTAGCCGACAACCGCGAGGGGCGCATGAATAGCACGGCAGATGT